CTCATAGGTTGTTGCGGTTGCAGTCGCTTCGGTGATTACCTGTGCGGTCTTACAAACCACATAAAGACCATTTGCACCCTTTGCAAGGGGCGTTCCCTCAAACAATGCCGAACCACCCAAGTTTGCAACCGATACGGTTACACCACCGGGAATGTCCGCAACGCGGTGAAGAATGCACTTCACAACGCGATTGTCCTTTTTTCTCTTAATTGTCAATGACATTGTTTTGAAAATTTAGGGTTTTACTTAAAGTTCCTTGCCCGAAAACGAATTGTTGTCAGGCTTTTGGCTTGCCACAAACTCGGCAACGCCCTTGGAAACGCCGCTATCCTCTTTTTGTGAGAATAAAGGTGTACCGCCGGAATTGCTCAACGCGGCATCTGCCATTGTTTGATTTGCGGTGGCAATGTCCGCAACCTTTTCGGTCAAGTATTCGTTAAAATCATCGTCCGTGTTGAAGTTCATACGGGCAAAATCTTTCAGGGTCTGCGCCTTGAAAGTTTCGTCCTTACAATCCGCCAACTTTTCGTTCAATGTTTGAAGCCTTGATTTTGCAAGGTCGCCTTGCTCATAACTCGACAATTTTTCCTGAAATGGCTTCACCGCTTCGGCAACCGCCGCTTTCACAATCTCGGAAATGTTGTTCGGGTCGGGTTCAGTCTTGTTGCCGGGTTCAACTTTCTTTTCCACGAAATCGAACTTCTTTTTCAAGTTTGTTTCAAATGCCTTGTTACTGTTGGACACTTCCTTGTCCACATCGGCGCGATAGTCCTTGACAAACTCATTCACTTGCGCATCGGTGATTTTGTCCACAAGGGTTTTCGCATCATCTTCGGTTGCGCACTGTAACGCAAGTGAACGTGCCAATGCAACAAGTCCGTCTTTTCGCACGCCTGAAAACTTTGCAATCAGTAATGCCAAAATTGTTTCTTTCATTTTTTCCGATAAATTTTATTGGTTCAACAAATCAATGGCAAATTTACTGTGTTTTATAGTGATACACACATAAAAAGAACCGAACTTGTGCTTTACTTATCAACATTTTTGCATTGCAATTGCATTTTTTCTTTGCAAAATAGTTGTTATATTAAATAAAACATCTATCTTTGCAGTGTGTTACTATAACACACGATGCAACAAACAAGAATTTTGAACTTAAATTTTCGCAACAATGGCAAGAAGAAAAAAGTATTTCAACACGAAAAGCCAAGCAATCAAGGCGCGTGAACTGTACGAATCACAAGGTGAATACGGACTTGGTGTTTATAAAATGCCCAAAGGTTCAAGACACCCCGGCAAATTCGCCGTATGCTCATACATCGAATACGTGAACACTTATTAAACCTTGAACAATGGCACAATCATTTGAACAACTGCAACAAGAAATCATCGACCGGGCAAAAGCTGAAATCAAGCAAGCCCGACACGATTACGACCAAGGAATGAACGATTGCAAAAACGGCATATATGACAAGTGGTTTCGATACCATCGCAAGGACGATGGACGTGCATACGACCTTGGTTGGGTGTTCCAAAACCAAACCACGCAAAATGAAACAGTCAAATTTGTTCGTGGGTAATGTTTAACCGGGCGGGCAACCGCCCACAATCTTTCGCAACAATGAAGAATCTTACAAAGCAAATTCGCAATGAAATCAAGGGCATAATCATCGCCAACAAAGGCGTTGTCCTGAATGCTGACGTGGTGGCAATTTATGATCGATTCCATCACCTTGTTGGCAATGAAATCGTGTCAATGGTACAAAACGCCATTTCTTATTTCCGCTTTTCACCGCAACAAGCGGAATTTCGCAAGAAGTACAATTTTCAATCGGGTGGAATCCGTTAAACTTTGGAACTATGGAAAAGGAAAGAAGAATCAAAAGGGTGCGTGAAGCACTTGCAAATGGTCGTGTGTCGGCTGTGGAATTTCACAAAGATGGTTCGGGTGCATCGTTTGAATACCTCGACCCGGTGGGCGACCACGGTTGCCCTTGTCGAATATCGGCATCATTCAACATCACCGATGCAATAACCATTGTTTCGGGATTCAGGTTCAAGCAACACGAACTTAAAACTTGTTTTTGATACTCTTTCAATGATTATATTAAATAAAGTAATTACTTTTGCAATGGAAAAGATGAATTTTGAAGCACTCGCAAGCAAGTATGGCTTGACGGTGGATTTCGTGAAAGAACTTCACGACAAGGTGGTGGACAAGGAAAACTTTGTTCGCGCTGTACGAATGTTTGCCAATGGAATGTTGCCGTATGATGTGGCAACCGGGAAAGAACCCATCAACGTGGCGGAACTCCGGCATCAGGTCGCCAAGAATATGTGGGATTTCCGCAAGAACAAGGCAAGCAAGATGCAAGAAGCAATGGAACAACACCGCAAGATTGTTGAGTATTACAACGGTTGCACGTCCTTAACACTCCACCATAAGCCAAACAAAGCCATCAGGGACGTTGTTTTCATCAAAGATGGACACTTGGTTGCCTTTGGGCATTTTGAGCCAAAACAAGGCGGTATCTATTCGGCAAACAATGAAGTAATGCCGGACTTCCGTTGGAATCCCCACGAATGTTTGGCAAGGCTTCGCAAGCTGAACAAGGCGTTTTATCGCCAAGTGAAAAAAGCGGCGTTCAATTCGCCCAAAGAATGGTTTGATTTTAATTTGAAGTAATATGGATTCCAATCCTTTATATTTTTCCGAACCATTTTCAAGACACCAAGCATTTAACGACCTTGTAATTCTCTCACAACACCGGGGACGTTTTTTGTATAAACGTGGCAACAAGGTTGTATCAAAGTCGGGGGAAATTGCAACAAGTTCAAGAATGCTTGCAATGCGTTGGCAATGGTCGCGTGGTAAAGTCGAAAGTTTTTTGCGCGACTTGGAGAAAAACGGTGATATTTCAATGAAAAGAAATAATGTTGCAACAATAATAAAAATGATACAAAGTGAAATCTTAAAAGGCGGAATGCCCAATGTTATTATAAAGGAACAATGGGTGCATTATATTGATGGATTGCCATTTGACGACCAAAATATGATGTTTTGGGCGATTTTGAATTATGGAATGTATGGAATCGTGCCAACTCACATAAATGGACGCGCTTTGCAGTATTTTGAATCTTGTATTTGTCCCGACTTGGACAACCAACGTAAGAAATGGTTTGATTATATAAAAAAGAAACCTAAATGAACGGAACAACCATATATCACGTTTGCTTTGGCGACGACAACCACCATTATTTCGGTTCTATCGCCGCGATATTCGACAAGTTCACACCCCTTGACTTGGGTGTGTCGAAATCTCGGTTGTGGGCGTATGGAATAACGGATTCAAAGCCATATCGCAACAACAGGTGCATCATTTACCGGGGAACTATCCACCGAAAGAAAACGAATCGAAACAATGGGAAACGATAAGTTCAAGTTTGAATGCTGTTGGACGTGCCAACATTGTGTTCTTGATATTGGCGTGAACAAATACATTTGCGCCAATACCGGGCAACACTTGGCGGACAAAAACAATCGTTCCCAAGTGTGTAAACCGACCGATTGCAGTATGTGGAACAATAAAACATAAATGCTTATGGATAAAAACAAGAAGTTTTATAAAAAGAACGAAACGGACACAATCATTTGGGTTGAATCCGAACACGTGGGGGAACATCTTTTCACGTTTGACAAAAAACGGATTTTCAACCTTTTTGCCGACTACCCTTGGAAACTTTCACCCAAAGAAAAGGCGATTTTTGACAAGGAAAATCCCGAATGGGCGGAATACTTCAAAGACCGAAAATGAACAAAGGCGGGGTGATTCCCGCCTTTTGTTTATTTGGTCGTTCCTGACATTCCTTTGCGTTGGTCTGCTTGGGCTGTATTGATATATCCAACCATCTTTTGGAAACCCGAATCCCTTTGCAACAATTCAATGTCAATAAGCAATCCAACTTGCTTGCCACTTCCGCCAAATCGCCACGAAAATACGCGACTATCAAGCGGCTTCCAACCATTGCTTGTTGGGTGTTGCAACTCCAAAAATTCGTACTTTCCTTTTCCAACCTGACGAACAATTGCCGCGTGTCGGGCATATACAAGATAATACAATTTGCCCGGTTGTGTTTGTTTCATCAACTGAATGCCTGTTGTAAACAATGATGAATACCCACCGACCTTGTCGCAAATCTGCATAAGGTTTGAAAACTTTGAAAAATAGTCCAAACTTTTTCCACCTCGGAAATCCAACACGTCCAAACCGCCTTTGTTTGCGGCAAAAGCGAAAGCAAGTGAAGCGCAAGAACCGCTTGTTTTATCACCACCACCGATTCTTTCGATAAGTTCCGTATCGGTTGGTTGTTTCGCAAATGGCTTAACCTCTCGATATTCGACACCCTCTTTGTCGATACGCGCAAACACATCATCAAGTTGCGTTGGCTGCATTTTCGGTGTGCCTTTTGCCTGTAAAATCTTGTCCATAAGGTCTTGCAATGCCTTTTTACAAGCGGCTTTTGACATTGTCCATTCGCGTTTGTCGCCCGATATTGTGGCAATTCGATTGAGCATTTCCGAAATATCAATTCCCAATTTCCTTGCTTCCTTGACTGCATCGTTGGCATCGGAAATAAACGCCTTTCGTTCTCTTTCGGCATTTATGCACCTATCTTCCAACTCCGACATTTTCGCCAAGATATTCTTTGAATCAGGGTTGCGCATTGCTTCGTCAAGAATGTGTGTGGACAAGCCCCATTCGGCACATTTGCGGCGAATATCCGCATCGGCTTGTTCCATTTGTGCCGCTTTGGATTGAATGGTGGCGATTCGGCTTTGTATGCTTGCAATATCCTTGTCGGCAACATACTTGTCCAACATCGTAAGTTGCACGGACAATCCCCACTTGGTCGCCTGTTGTTTCGCTTGCTCGATTTGCGCCCGGTAAGGTGCAAGAACATCGGTTTGAACCTGAACCGTTGGCAATGTAATCTTCAAGCCCTCGGACAACTTGCCGTCTTTGAAGTTGTCTTTGATGAAATAGGGGGTCGAACCCCAATTCTTTTGTGCTTCGATATGGTCTTTCACCCACTTTTTGAACTCGTCCGGCACATCGGTAACAACATTCTTTGCTTGCAATGGCTTGTATTTTGTTCCGCGCAATGCCGCTTTGAGGTCGCCCAACTCGTTTTCATCAAAGGTTTCTTCGTCCATCAAAATAGGCGTTGCGTAACACATACATTGCGGGTGCCACCCTTTGAACTTGAACGTCTTTGGGTAACGACCAACCAACCTTTCGCAAAGGTCGCATTTACACAATGGTTCGTGGTTGCTTCGGTGTATCTCAAATCCCACAACGAAATCAAGGGATTGCCAACGCAAAAAGTCGCTTTCCCTGTATGCCATATTGATTTCGGAACGTGTCAATCGCATTGCGTTCTTGTACGATGAACGATAAACACCTTGTCCGGGGTGAAACGCCCTTGCAGCTTTGGACAACACAAGGTTTCCGCGCTTATCACGCACACGGCGGAACAATCGGTTCGGTTCTTTGAGGTTTTCCCGGACATCGCGTGAAAGTTGGTCGGCACTTCGTCCCTCACCCAACCCCACATCAAGGGCGGATTCCAATTGGTCTTTGTATTGTCCAACGTATTTCCAAACCCTTTGTGAAAGGTTCATTCCCTCGACCTTGCGTTGTTGGAACGTCTGCAATGCTTCCAAGTTGCGGTCTTGCATCTTCTTCAAACGCGCCTTGCTTACCTTGGACGTGTCCATTATGGATTCAATGAAGCCATCGTTCTTGTCGCAAGCGAACAACCATTGTTTCTTCGACCCGGTTTCAATAACTGTTATCATTCGGCTTGCAAGTTGCTTGGTTACATCTTGCATCACCGACTTAACACCGGGGTAATCATCGAAAGAAAAGGGCTTGTCGGGGTTGTACGTGCCTTTTGCCGCCGCTTTCGACACTTCGGCGGTGGCACGGTCAAACAAGGCTTCAACGGCTTGCGTGTATTGCTCCGTTTGCCTGTAATGCGCGGCATCGTATGATTGAATCGAAAACCGCGTTGTTTTCTGCCTTTTCTTTGCCATACAATCAATTTTCGGTGGTTCTTAACTTGAAATGTTTATCACAAGCGGGGTCGGAAAGGAATTTGCACCACTTGCCAAAGTCCGTTTTTTCATCGAACTTGCAACGGCACAATATCAAATGCCCATCGTGCGCCTTGTCGTGCCAATCGTATGAATTGGCGCAATCACGGCAACGAAATTTGACTTCACTTTTAATCACTTTCTTTGCCACGATACACACCTTTTGAGGTTACAAACTGACCACGATTCAATCGGTCGAACGTGGCTTTATCTACATTGCAACGATGCACACCGCACGAATCAGCAACCCACACAACCCATTGTTCGGGGTGTCGTGTTACTTGTGGCATCTTCAATGTTACGTTGTAATGCGTGGTGGTATGTGCCGGGACGTGCTTTTTCCCGACAACATACCCACTTACCGGGCTTTCCTTGCAACTTACAAGACAAAGCACCATCAGGATTGCAAACAAGACCTTACGCATCGCCATCAATTTGAGGTTCACCAATGATGAATGAATTTTCGCTTGCGTGTTGCTCCTTGATTTTCGCCATCGTACCTTGCACGTCCTTTGAAATGCCCGCACGTTCCACCGATTCTTCTTGCGAAATGACGGGTTTGTTACCGTTGGCGGTAAGCCAATAATTCAGTTCGTCAAGTTCGTTGGTAAGCATATATGGCACAAGTTCGGGTTCAATCACGATGGTTTCGCAATCCTTTTCCAAAGCTGTGTTCATCTTGCCAATGTATGCCAATATGACATTCACGCGGCGTTGTAGGTATTCATCGAAAATTTCCCTTTTGTCCTGAACTTTCAAATGCGCGTCCATAAACAACAACTTCAAGGCAACGCCGGAAATCGCGCCAAGCCCTTTGACCGCATCAAACGAAATGTCCGGGGTCTGCGAAATGGTATAAATCATTTTCAAAAGGGTTTCAATTTCAAGTTTCACCGCTTCGGGGGCTGACTGCCAAGACACATATTGCATTGTTGCGCCATCTTCACCCTCGATTACTGAACCCGATTCACCCTTTTTCGACCAACCGTTGATTTGACCCGTAACAAAGATTTTCGGGCTTGCGTGATAATCGTTGGTGTCGCCAAAGTTGGAAAGCAAGTGTTCCAAGCGGTCAATCAGCTTGTCCACGTCCTCGGTTTCAAAATATGGTTGGTGTCCATACACAACCGGGATTTTGCCAATGGCAATTTTCTTGGGATAACCGGGGGCGGCTTCGTAACCATTCGCACCGTTCACCCACAACCAATGTTCCTTGTCGGTGAATGTTTCAAAGTAATCAATCGAATTTTCGCCCGCGTCCTTGCGGCTGAATGAACGTGAAAACGCCACCATATCGCCCGTTTCGTCAAAGTACGGGTAAAGTGTATCGCCAAATTCAGGCGAAAAGATTGCACAACGCAACTTGTGCTTTGAATTGAACCCATACTTGGAATGTGTCTTGTCCACCGTGTACCAATACTCCGCACATTCCTTGAATCCGAATATCGCACGGTCAATCTTGCGGTTCAAAGAATTGCTTTTCACATCGCCCAAGATACGGTGCAATGCGTTCACAATGGCGGTTTCATTGTCGTTGCTCGGTGAAGCACTGTATTCGGGTGCATTACCGAAACAAAACGACACGGCACGTTTGATTATCAACTTTTGAATGGCAAGTGCAACCCTTGCAACCTTTTCGGTTCGGAAATTCACCGCTTCACCATCGGTCGTGATAACCTTTTGTGCCGAATCCGCATCATTATCGGAATCAACTTTCACCCTTTTGTCAGGGCGCAAAATTGGGTCGTTCACATCGTGCAACTTTGGGTTCAATGCCTTTTTTGCACTCTCCACATCGGGTTGTGGAATAAAACGGCAAGACTTCAATTCCGAAATCATATCATTTGCCGTTGCTTTGCTGAAAATTTCTTCAATTGTCATAATTCTTGTTTTATAGTGATACACTTTAATATCCAAAAAGACTTGCCACGTCCGATTTCTTGCGGTTGGCACGTTTTTCAATTGTTCCCGTCAATGCGTCCGGGGCATCATCGTGTTCGTTTTGTCCGGCTTTCAAGTAACCGCATATCGCCTTGGCAAATTCGGGGAATAGGTTTTTCCACCCTTGGGGCATAAACGTGAGGTTCTGCACCATTGCCGAATGTTGGTAAATGCGTGTGTCCTTGTTCTCGGTTTGGTGGAATGCTGAAAACTTGGTCTTCGCGTTACCCATCAACCGACATTGCTTTTCCACGTTGTTTTTGAATAGGCGACCGCCGTTGTTCGCTTCCACTACACATTCCGCCACTTGGTGTTTGGTAAGCATCTTTGCAAGTGCGGGTTCGGTGTACTCAACCGGGCGTGTGGTGTAAAGCACATCAACAATATAGTTGCCCACATCGGTTTCGTCATATATGATTGCACACAAATAGTCCGCGCCCGTGTCGGCTGTATCGACATAACATTTGCGCTTGACGTACTTTGTCGCCGGACGAATCAGGTATTCCACAAATCCACTTTCGTACATCAATCCGGCGCGTGGTTGTGGGTCTTGTTGATACAAGGAATCGAACACTTGCGGATTTCGCTTGCGTATCGACTGCAACTTGTTCAGGTTGTGGCGTTCACTCCAAAGGGCTTCACCCTCTTGGCGTGGGTCGTATTCGGTCGGTTTGCCCTCTTTGATTGCCTTGTATATGACAACCACCCAACCATCGGGGTTCGTTTCGGGGTCGTAAACACCTTGTTGGCGTAACAATGTACCCGCCAAATCATCTTCGTGCCATCGGGTGAACACAATCAGTTGTTGCGAATCGTTGTGAAGTCGTGTTTCGGCAACTGTATCGTACCAATCGGAAACACTTTCGCGGACAATGGGCGACCAAGCCGTTTTTGCGTCCTTGTAAATGTCGTCCATAATCAAAATATCGACGGGTTCACCCGTCAATGCACCACCAACACCAACCGTCTTGAATCCGCCACGATAACCCACAATTTCGCATTCATCGGCATTGCGCAACCAAGAACCCGCCACCGTTGTAACATTTGAAGCATTCAAAGCCGTGTTGGGGAATATGTCGTGATATTCCGGGCTGTCAATGATACGTTGGATTTCTCGGTTGAACTTGCGTGCCTTTGGCGCATTGTACGACACAATCGCCAATTTCTTGTCGGGGTTTTGTCCCATCAGGAAAGCGGGCAAACGTCTTGTCGAACCCTCGCTTTTTCCGTGCTGTGGTGGCATAAAGACCATAAGTTTGCGAATCTTACCATCTGCAAAGTCGGTCAATACGTGATAATATCGGCGGTGAAAGTCTGCCGGGCGAAATGTCGGCATCGTGGAAAGGGTAAAGCGCAACAAATCGGAACGACTTTCACGAATAAGCCGTTCTTTCAATGCGTTGTACAACTTTATTTTGTCCGCCTTTTTGTTCATCACTCCAATTTGCGTTTCAATTCTGCAATCTCATTGTCCAATTCTTCATCGGTCTTGTTGGCGAATAGGTCTTTGCCGTCCTTGCCTGTTACCTCGGTGGATTGCCTATTGCGCCAATGTTCCGGGTCGCCATTCGTCAATGTGAAGATAATTGCCGCCGTGTCGGGCTGAATATGCTTCTTGGTGGTTGTCTGCTCCTTGATTACGGGTTTCGGATTCCCGTTTTCGTCCTTTTTCGTTCCGGGAACGGTTACAACCTTGGTTTCCGTTACGTCGTAACCCTGAATCTTTTTCATCAAGGATTTTTTCGCTTCAATCACCATCGCTTGCATTCTTTCGTCCTTGGCTTGCTCGATAGCATCGGCAAAGTCGGGGTAATCGTTCACCCATTGATGGTATGTTTTCGGTGTTATTCCCACTTGGCGGCAAATTTCGGCAATGGTGTATGTGTCGGACTTCACAAGCCCAACAATCTTTTCCACCGTTTTTTTACTGAACTTTGCCATCTTTCAATGTCCTTTTTTAGGGTTGATTTTATTACATTTATCACTTATTCTTTCAACTCGCACTTAAAGCCCCTATCTTGTAACTCACTGAATAACAATGACAACTTGGCAACATCGCCACACTCAACAATCAATCGTGTGTCAATTACCTTTTTACCATCTTCGGGTTGTTCTTCTTCGGGTTGCTCCATTGGAACCCCCCAATCTTCGGGGTCAAAGTCGAATTTTTCGGCTTCTTGCATTATCAAGTCGGTATCAAAGCAAAGGTTCGCTTTGCTTGTGGCATTGTCTGCAAGTGCAAATTCACGCCCTTTGGCTGAATCCAAATCAACGTCTTTTCGCTTCACCGCAACAAGGGTGTTGCCGTCGGTTTCCACGACAAGGACGTTTTCAAATCCAAGTTCGGCGGCTTTCTCTGCGGTCTTGTTTCCGGCAATGATACGGTCGTTCTTGTCAAGCAAGATGGAACGACCAAGACCGAATTTTCGCAATGATTCGTCCATAAGATGGTCGCCGAACTCCGTTCCCTTGTTGAAGTTCTTGTTGTCGGGAATCAGCGAATCAATACTTTGTTCAATAATCTTTGCCATACGTTACCAAATCAGGAAATGAAACAATATGGAAAAGGGGATTGCACAAGCTGCACCGAACATCGTAAACACCGCGTCCATCACTTCGACCGTGCCGTTACCTTTGGAATCCCACCATTCCTTGACGATTCCGGCAAGGTTTCCAATGGTAAAACCAACCCACCAACCAAGCAAAGACCCCAAAACAAGGGATATTACCAAGCCAACAAAGAAATGTTTGCGTTTGTCGGGCTGTTTTGTGGCTTCCTTGACGTTTTCCCATACGTCAATGATACTTTCCTTGATTTCGGCAACAAATGCCAAGATTCGGGCTTTTAATGGGGGATTCTCAAAGACTTCTTCGCCTGACACGAAAACGGGCGGTTGCGTTTTGCCCGAAAGCACGCCAAGCCACACTTTCCCGGTGAACAAAATCTTCAATCTTTCCTTGAATGTCGCTTTCCAACACGACACACATTGTTTGCCATCGTTCCACACGGGCAACGACTGACATTCACTTTCCGCCATCGTGGACGGTCTTTGCAATACCTTTGTGGACTGCGAAAAATCAATTGGTTTCATTTTTTTACTGCATTTTGCGATTTCATCGCAAAGTTAAGGGGTGTATCACTATGAAACACCCCTTTTCAAAAAAAGTTAAGAAAAACTTATCAAACTTTCACCCTTATAGGTAGATTCGCAAATGTCCAAGCAAGCAAAGCGGCATCGCGGGCATCTTGGTTTGTTCGTCCCATCAACCCGGTAAACGACACCAATTCTTCGTGGGTAATCTTTCGGTCTTTGCCTTTCCAACACTTCACCAATGGCGGGTACTGCACGACCTCGATTCCATAATGCTTGCACATTTCAATGATTTTGCGCCCGGTTTCGTGGTTTGCCCCAACGTCCTTTGCGATTTTTTCCGCCCTGTGTCCTTGCGCTTCGTGGAAATTGGACTTTTTTACAATCCACCCGGCTTCCACAACCACAATCAAGGATTCCATCGTTTCGCCCTGAACCTTTTTGGCGTGTTGCAAATAGTCAAGCAACATCGGAAAGGTCAAATTCGACACTTCCAATTGCCTTGTCTTTGGTTTCAGGAACGCCACGCCCGATTTTTCCTTGTCCGGGTCAATGGCAATGATGTTGTCATACTTCATCGGTCAATTTCTGCTTTAATGAACGTAAGAACTTGACGGCGGAACGAATCTTTGAAAACGTCTTGATGGTGTGCCACCTCAAAAATCCTTTCACCTGAACCGCGTATTGGTCTTTGAATGATGTTGGCACGTATTGCACTTGTGCTTGTTCGTCCATCACCACTTCCATTGAATCAACAACGGTTTCTTTTCTCACTCGGTAATCCATAAGGCATCACGAATTAAAATGGCAAATCATCTTCACCCGGTGTCGGGGTTGGGGCGGTCGGCACGACAACATTGTTGGTCGGCTGTGCGTTGCCCTCGGTCTTTGCACCACACAAGTTCACTTCGTTGGCGTACATATTCACCGAACATTGCGGTTGGTTGTTCTTGTCCGTGTATGCTTTCACGACAAGGCGACCACGCAAGAACACCTTTGTTCCTTTTTTCAGGTACTGCAAAAGTGCGCCACCCTCACCATACCAAAGAACCGACACCCAAACGGTGGTTTCGCCACCATCTTTTCGCTTTTCCGAATGTGCGACATTCATTGAAACATACTTCTTGCCGCCAAACTCCTTAATTTCGGCATCATTGCCAAGATTTCCGATTACTTCTAACTGTAACATTGTTTTGTTTGTATTAAGTGAATAAAAATGATTCAAAGGTGGTCTTTTTCAACCTCAATCCACGAATCGCCATCAAAGGTTATGCGGTCGGTCGCAAGGTCAATCACGCATTTGATGTTTCTTGACCAATGGTTTTCCGGGTCGAACATATCCGAATAGAATGCCGATTCATCTTTGCAAATAACAATATACCGCACCATAAATTTGGATTCATTTGTTATGCAATTGCATTGCATTTGCTTTGTTAATAACCCTTATTGTGCCTTTTCGGGCGATTCTCGTTATACTGCATTTTCATTTCAACGTGCCAAGGCAAGTCGATTGAAAGGGATTCCGCCCAATTCTTGACGTACTCAACACCGAATTGAATGCGCTTTTCAACCCCGATTGCATCACGCGCAAGCCCCTTGCATAATGCAAAGGCGTTTTCGGCAAAGTCGAACTTGTCGAATGCTCGGTGGTAACGGCAAGGATTCATCTTGTCGAAATCCACGCCCAAAGCTCCGGCAAGGTCGAAAAGACGAATGGCAATGTCTGCAAATTCATCTTCGACGGTATCTTTGACGTGTCTTTCAAAGTTTTCATCGAACGCAATTCGTTCATCATACTTCACGAACGCATCAACATCGGCACGGTGTCCCTTGCGGTGCGCTTCGACCATTTCGCCAATTTCGGTGATAACAAGCATCAAGCAATGTTCATTGCTCCACTTTTCATCCCAAAATCCGTGATTCACGGCGTTGGAATGTGCTTTATCTGCTAATTCATTAAAATTCATTTCTTGAAAAATTTATGTTATACAATTACCCGGCTTATTTATTCGACCACTTCAAAATCAATTTCACGAACCTTGTTCGCCAAGACACGCAAGCAAAGGTCAATTTGTCTTGTGTCCTGAATCTTGAACCCGGCGGGCATATATGCGTCCAACAATGTTGCAAGGCTTACCATACACGGATTTGTGATTGATGTGCTTGCACCCATCTTTTCGGCAATAATCTTGTCCATTGCTCGGTTGTGCTGTTTCAGGAACTCAACCATCATAACACCACACCAAGCATCGGTTCGCATATCTTGATACTCCATATCGGGATATTCCCTTTTGATGGCGGCGTTCACTTGCAATTGGAAAATTTGGAAATCTCGCTTGTATTCCTCGACAAACTGCATCGCCTGACGTTCCACGTTGTTGATATGCGCAAAATCCAAATCCTTTCGCAAGTCGTCAATGTACTTTGTTCGTACCTCTTTGATGGCTCGACCTAGTTTCTTGACCTCGGAAATGCGGTGGTCGGCGCAATACTTCATCACCTTTTCGGCATACCACCACGCAATCTTGGAAATGACAAGTGGAACAAACGCAATCATCATATTTTCGTCCCACGTGAATGTTTCAAGCATTTGGCGCGTTTCGTCTTTCACTTGCTGTTTGAAATCCATTTCCCGGCTTACCATCGGCGGCAATGCGCCTTTCTTGGCTATGGCTTCAAACATTCGCTTTTCCGCCGCTTCCAATTCCTCAATCGGAATGTTCTTTTCCATCGACATACGCAACAAGGTTGCATCGTGAACGGTCGGTGTCGGCGTTTCCTTGGGTTGTTTCTGTGGTGGTTCGGGCTTTGGTTCGTCTTTCACCACCACACATTCGCCCTTTGAGAAATCCAAGATTTCGGGTTGTTCAACCTTTGCCACAAAGAATTGGCATTGCTTGCCCTGTACCGCGTCAAAGGTGCGTTGGTTTACCTCGGATTCGCCCATTTGTTGCCCCTCGATTTGCTGTTGCACCGCACATCGGTATTGGGGCATTCTTTTCAATTTTTGGTTATAGCATACGGACTTCTTGCATTGCTCACAATTCGCGCTTTGCCACAAATAAAGGTCGTATGCACTTTTGAAACATTGTTGCGTGGTTGTTTTCATCGTGTTACGATTTTGAAGATTTCGTGGGTCAATTCAATATCATACATTGCATTGTGCAACGAATCGTCTTTCACCTCGATTCCAAGGGTCTTTGCTACTGTGGACAACTTGAAGTTTTCCATATCAGGGCGACGGGTTACAAGGTAAGCGGACGCAAGCACCATCACGTCAAGGGTGTTCGACCAAAACCACGAACCAAAGTAATTGTCGCCATTCTGCAAGAAGAATCCACGCAAAAATTGGTTGTCGAAAGCTGCATTGTTGTAACCGACCAAAAAGAACTTGTCTTTCTTGTCGTACTTGTTCACGTACTTGGCAAGCATTCCGACAAATTGGTTGTACACCTCACGCATTGGTGGGTATGCCATCACTTGTTCACGGGTAACGCCCGCCACTTTCAAGGCTTCATCTTCGATTATTGCCTTGGGGTTCGGCTGAACGTGAAAGTCGAATGATTCTTTCACAACGCCGTCAATCACTATTTGCCCGGTATTTGATGAATGCCGTTCTTTCCGGGGTTCACTCCTGTTGTTTCAAGGTCGAAAAATACTAATTTCATTATTCGTTTGTTTTATTCAATATATTATTCACTCTTGTTGCTATCTCTCGGAATTGTGGGTTAAACCTGAAATCGTCTTGATACTTCTTCAAAAGATGAAGCATTGTCGAATGGTCGCGTTTTACAAATTCCGCTATCTTGATAAGGCGCATTTTGTTTTGTCGGCAATGGTACACGAAAATCATTCGCGCAAAGAACCCATCACGTTTCCGGGACTTGGTGATATAATCATTGAACTTCAATCCCATTGCTTCGTGGATTGCGTTTTGAATCTTCATCACGACAAGGTTGTTTCTTATCACATTGGATTCAAACCAAATGTCTTTCCCGGTTCGCATCGCAACATCATATTCGATTGAAGCCCCGGTTGAATCAACCCAATTGTCCATCATATAGATGGCATCACACGGCAACAACATTGCAATGTCCTTGCAAATGTGCCTTTCCCAAGATTCGTCCTTGTCAAGTCCGTTTTTCAAGGGATTCACTACATCAAAGCCAAGTTCGGTCAATAGTGCTTCCGCACCATCAAATCGTTCTTGCACTTCGGAATAAGGCAATCCACTTATTTTCCCCGATAAATAGATTTTCATTTTGGTAAACTCTTTTGATTGTTATGCAAAAACTTATTCACGAAATACACTTGCCCTTTGCCCGTTACCTTTGTGGTGTTGGAAATGATGGTTTCACCATTTGGCAACTGTATTGACGTTTTCTTTATCTCAAACAAACCCATCTGCATTGCTTTTTGGGTCGGTTGGTTGTATCTTTCACCGAATTGGCACAAGTAACCATTTTCGCGCAACCACACGAAAAGGCGTTTTTCGCCCGTTTCCACTCCATTTTGGCATATAATCTTGGCAAGTTCGCCAATCAATACCGACTTTTCGGACGTTTCGACCGCCTGTGAGAATAGAACACGGGGTGCATCGGCTTGAATCTTCTTTTGTTGTTCCTCGATTTGTTCAGCTTGTGAAGCTGCAAGGCGTAATGCTTCGGCATACGTTTGAGGTATCGCCGGGGTGGTGGGTTGCATCACCTGACGAACCACACGTTCCATCGCATTGAATTGTTCAATGAATCCAACCTTGAATTGCATTGCCTTTGCCCCGGTCAAACCCATTGCAAGCAAAGAAAAGCCGTCGCGGTTCATTACGAACATCGGTTCTTTGCGTCCATTACCCGCAAGGTATGTCGATTCAAAGAACCACTTTCGCACGGCTGAATTTTCAGCCGTCCCAAGGACGTTTCGGATTGCTTGCATAATGTTTTTATGTTGCTTACCGAACACTTCCGCAACTTTCAGGGAATCCGTTACGGGCGTTCCCTTTTCGGTCTTATAGACCACGTTTTGTTGTATCATTATGTCGCTTGTCATAATAGTATAAAGTTAAGTTGTTAATAATCACGACATCATCTTGTTTTAATTAAAGTTTTCGTCTATCCTTGCCCTTGATTTCAAAGTAATTGCACATTTCCATCAATCGACTTGCAACCCTGTTGTCATATCTCTCCGTCAATGCGTTATGACCAATAGGAACATTTGACGTTATCATTGTAAGGCAATCGGCGCGGTCGCCCCTGTATTCAAGTAAGGCTCGCAACACGTTCATTCGGTTTCCCATCGCCACCGCTTCAAGTGGTTCACTCCCGAAATCCTGAATGCAAAGAAGTTTCACTTTCTTGTATTCGTCAATCGAAGTCGTTTCAATGAACTTTGCCACAATTTCATCAGCCCTTTCGATTCGCCACCAAATCCGCGCGTCTGCATCTGCAAACTTGATTTTGAAGTGGAATAAATCGGCGTAAACCAACATCACTTCCATACACCAAGACTTGCCCGAACCCGTATTTCCCGCGATATATATCCCCCGGTGCATATCGCCCCGAACTTCTTGTTTCGTGTCGGGGTGAATCGCTTTCATCGAATGGTCGCAATGCAACCACTTGATTATGTTTTCGTAGGTGAAGCGGTTTTCGTCGTCAATCACGAATTTTGGGTTTCGCTGTTTCCCGATTGCTTCGACAAGCTGCAACGATTCGTTCAGGTTGTAACCCTCACCATCATATTTGAACCGGGTAATGCCTTGGAACAACCCACGTTCCTTGACCATACCCAAAGCCTTTTTGAAGTCTATTGCCATATATCATTCACATTGTCAATTGTTATACTTTTCTTCGATTTTGCTTTTGAACGTTCCTTTTCACCCCTTGCCCAATTGCGGACGGCGGCTTTCCAATCTTTCATCTTGTTTTTGCCGACGAACCAACCTTTGCTTTCGTAGAAATCAAAGAAATTTTCAGCTTCAAAAGAATATCCCTTTTCATTTATATAATTTCTTATTTCTTCAATCGTGGGCGGTGAAAAGCGGTGTCCGCTTTTCTCTTTTATATTCTCTTTTATACTTTCCTTTTCTTTTATTTCCTTTTCTTTCCTTTCCTTTGCATCATTTTGCAATGCAATTGCATTGCTATTGGTTTGCTCTTGTTGTACTTGTGTTGATTGCCAACGTTTTACGGCGGCGGCTTTTCTCTTTTCCGCAATGTCAATTCGTTTTCCAAGTCGTTTTTTTACCGAATCCGACCAAAAATTTTCACCGTCATTCACAAACAAATCAAAGTCGTTCACAATGCTTTCGACAACCTTGCAATCCACGTGGAATGCAAATGCAATGGTTTTGCAAGATTTTAAGGGTAACAAGCCGCCTTGTTCATACAGTTGTTCAATGATGCACCAATACAAACCAAGCCCGGCGACACCGTGTGTTACCAATACGTCTTGCAACTTTGGGTCGCACCTTGCGTTATAATCGTGTGGAAAATAGAATGTATCTTTCATTGTTGCGAGAATTAAGCCCACCGACCCACCAAAGGGCAAGTCGGGGGCGTTGTACACTAAATTTCAATGATTGCGATTTCGGGCGCAATGTCCTTGATTTTTGCAATTTCATCGTCAATCACCTTGTCGCGCAAATCTTCAAGTGTTGCTTGTGCGCCGGGTGAAAGAAGCACGAATGCAACTTCACGTCCGTTCACCTGTGCAAAGGTTTCAACCTCGATTGTTTCGGCGGGCATTCCCTTGAAAATCGGCATTTGAATGGTGAATGAATCCGGCAAGTTGGAATTGACCACTTGGGCGAAATTGTCGGTGCGATTACCATTTTCGGCAACTGCACGTTCAATCTTGTTGTTCACGGTGGCGGTAAAGTTCATCAGGATTGAAACCAACGCCATATTGGTTTGGCGGTCTGCAAAGAATGCACGGTTCATCTTGATAAACAAACCAAGTTCGGTCGGTGTCCACATCTTGTTTTGGTTGATTCCGAACTCAACGAACTTCGGGTTGTAACTCAATTTGCCGACAACCTTTCCACGTGTGTATTCGTCCGCTTCGTTGGTTATCAAGGTGATTTCCACGTTGTCGCGGTCGATAAGAATGTGGCAATCCTTTTGGTCGAACTGACCGACATTGATTCGCTTTGTCAGGTACTCAACCACGCAACCGATAACGCCTTTCAGGTCGGTTTTTACGGGTGCTTTTGGTTCAAGCTGTTTCACGGCTGCACCCTCGCGCAAGATTACTTCGGCGGTTGTCATTCCGGGTGCAAGATTGATTTGCAATTTTTCGTTCTGCATATTCTTCAAAAATTAAAAGTTAATCGTTTGTTCCTGTCTTTCTCACCATCGAAAAGATGTTTGGTTGTAGTTCATCAGCCGTTGCCGGGCGGCACTCAACCAAAATGCCATCTTTGTTGTAATACCCGGTTTCCTTGGTTTCTTGGTCGGTGAAGCGGTAACACACTTCGTTCACGTATTCCGCTTTTGACTTGATGTTGGAAGCCATTATTGCCCTTGATTCTTTCAATGGCTTCAAGCGACCCTTGAAGTCGGCTTCAACTTGTTTCTTTTCGGCTTCGATTTCTGCAATCTCAATCGAAACATTGGCAAGTTTTTCTTTGTGTCCTTGCAATTCTTCCGGGGTGTATGGCTTCATATAGCCTTTTTGTTCGCAAGCATCGCAATTGTCTTTCAAGAATGCTTCACGTTGAATCGGATTCTTAATGTCCTGTCCAAGTTCTCTTTCCATAACTCAAATTTGTTTTATAGTGATACATTTTTACTTATCAAGCAAGAATACTTGGTTGTACAAGCCCACGAACTGTTTGCCGAATTGGATTGCTCGATTTCGTGTTTTGAAGCAAAGCCGAGAACCGATATACGCATGCGTATACGACGGCGTAGCAGCCGAATACGCACAAACGAACCCCGCAGCCCCCTTGTCATATACAAACCAAGGAAACCACTTGTCTTGCATTGAATTTGAGAAATCAGGCACAAAGTCGTCCGCCTTATTCCAAGCCTGTGCAATGGTGAACAACTCATTCAAGGCGATAAGTGCTTTAATGTGCTTTGGGTTCACGTCCTGAACCAAATGTGTAACGTCTGCAAGCTGAACGCAATTGCCGGACAATACCTTTTTCGATACGGTGTAATCGTTGTTAGGCTTACCACCAAGGAACGCACGCGCTTCGTCAAAATTGGTGATTGTTTCGTTCACGTCCTGACACTCCACGACTTCAAGGGTAAAATCAAACGGTGTCAAGAAACCGTCGTCGTCCGAATCCAAATCTTCGTTGTGGTCGGCAATGATGGTGTCCATACCGTCCACCGCGTCCGCCTTGTTTGAATACTTGCCGATTGGTTCATTGTCGCCAATCTGCTTCAAAATGTACTGTTTCATATTGATAAACTAAAATGGTGATTTATTAAAATTGATTGTCATTCCCTTTTCCGCAATGTGTACGGTCTTGCCTGTTGCATCAATGATTCCTTGCTTGAACTCGCTTGCATTGGCGTTTCCGTCCGAAAGGTGAATCAACACAATGTTGTTCACTTTCGACAAGTCGTTGGCAAGCAATGTTTCCCGGCACGTGTCAAAACTGCAATGGCTTTTCATCGTTCTTGTGCGCATAGCCGGGTGAACCTTTCCCGATTCCACGTTTGAATCCAAGATGTCTTGGCGATAGTTGCATTCCAACAAAATGTTGTTCAGTCCGTCAAACGTGTAATGCAAGTAATATGTATCGGTCGCGAACAAGACCATTCCACATTCGGGGTGATAGATAAGAAACCCGAAAGGTTCGGCGGCATCGTGTTGGGTTGCGAATGGTTGCACCCTGAATTTGCCTATCTGCTGAATTGCCAATTCACCCATTCGGCAAACCAAGTTCGGCACATCGCGGGTTGGATAAACGCCAAGTGCATCAAGTGTTCCTTGCGAAGCATATACGGGAATGCGTGATTCAAGGCACTTTTGAACGTGTTTGGCGTGGTCGCCGTGTTCGTGTGATATAATGACACCACAAATGCGCGAAATGTCAAAATTCACCGCTTTTTGCACGTCCTTGAATGCAACGCCACATTCAATCATCAAACATTCTTTTCCGTTGTCAAGCAAGTAACAATTGCCCTTTGAACTTGAACCCAAAATTTTCAATTCCATAACCTTTCGGATTTGCTTGTTTTAGAAGCCCGGATTCGGCTTTGTTTCCGCTTTCGGTGCTTCGGTTGTACTCTCTTTGATTTCGCCCGTTTCGGTGTCCACATTGGCATTTTCGGTGGTGTCCTGACCATCGGCAAGGTCTGCACCGATGGCAACCTTGTTGGCATTGTTCGCCTTTTCGGTTTCAACATCATTCGCCGTTACGTCTTGATAATCCACGTAAATGTCCTGTTGCTCCTCGACTGTGCGCATACCCATTGAAAGTTCGGGGGCGTAAGCACTTGTCCAAAATGACGCGGCGCGGTACATCAACATTTGCTTTGTCATTGTCTGCCACTTTGAACCGTTCTTGGTGTACCAACCCTCTTGAATTGCCAATTCAATTGATACCGGGGAACTTTCCAACACATCGGTTGAACCTTTCTTGGTGGTGTATGCCACACACTCAATGTTCATCACCTTTTTACCGTCAAATTGCTTGGCAACGGGTTTCTTTGAACGTGAAGCATTATCCCACACATAGTCGGTATAATCAACCATTCCACACATACCCTTGTCGGTGAACCTGAATTGCAATGGTTCAAAACGCCCACAAGTGTTCACAGTTGCGATAAGGAACTTTGACGACCACGACGGCTTGCCGTATATAGGTGTCATATTCTGCATAACCATCAAAGGTGAAGCCCCGATTCGTGTTGCAATCTCAATTGCAATCATACAGTTGGCGACCGCCTTGTGTTCGGCGATTTGGTTTTTGAACTTGATTGCGTTGATGGTGTTTTCATCAGCTCCGACCGGGATTTGTTCGTACTTCACTTTGTACATATCCGGCACAAGTTCCGAATTTGCGAACAACTTGCACACACGTTGCATTGTGTTGAATTGTTCAGGGTCAAAGAAGTTGAACCCGACTTGGTTTTGAGGTTGCGCAACTACCATTGCACCGCCGTTTGCTTTCTGCATTTCATTCATAATGGTAAATGTTTAGTCGTCCAATACATCGTTCATCTTTTCGCAGAATCTTTTGATTGCGCCAAGTTTCATTCCCTGAACAAAGATTCCCTTGGTTTCCTTACGGGTTGAAAATTCGGCAATCACTTCGGCGATTTTTTGCCCATCGCCCGCAAGTGAAATGATGGACTTTGTGCCATCTTCGCCCTTGACCTTTTCAACTGCAAGGACTACAAAACCACGTTTTACACCCTCACGTTCACTTGTCATTTCTGACATACTCTTTGCGAAATCTTCCACTTTGGTAAGAAATTCGCCTTTTTCAATGTTCTTTTCCATTGTTGCGATAATTATTTAATTGTTAAGAATTTGTCGCGATTCACGACAAGGTTAATTATTTGGCTTTCGGTTTCCACAAGTTCGTTCACCGATTCGCGGTTGTCAATGAATATCGGGGCGCAAACACCATAGAACTTGCACAAAGTGTTGATAATATCAAGACCCGCATTCATCTTGCTTGCAGTGTTCGATGAACCATAAGGAACACCGCCAACGGTTGCAATGCACGTTTCAACCGGGTTGCCCTCAATGGTGTAATCAAACAAGCGGAACGATACAAACTTGAACATCGCATTGATGCGGTTTTCGCATTCTTCAACCTTGGTTTTGGTGAATTGCTCAACGGTGTATTCTTCACGTTCAGCATCGGCGATTTGCTGTGCAAGGGTCTTTCCTTTGGCTTCAAGGTCTGCAATTTCCTTTTCGCAACGGGCGATTGTATCGCGTTTTGCAAGACGTGCGACCAATTCGCCGCGCTTCTTGTTCAAGTCTGCCTTTTGATTCTGCAATTCGGTGGTGTTTACACCTGAATTGTCGGTTACGATTGTGGCTTCAAGGTCTGCAATTTCCTTTTGCTTTGCCACCCATTCGGGTATCAGTTCAGGCACGACGGCGGCGGCATCAACAACCGGGATTGCTAACCACTCATTTTTCAAGGTGTCAAGTTCGCCATTCAATGTGTCAAGGTTGCTTGTTGCTTCATCAATGAACTTTTGGTTGTCTGCAATCTTTGCTTCAAGTTCTGCCACCTTTTCGCCAAGCTGTTTTCCCTTTGATGAAATGGCGTTGCACTTTTCCAATTGTGCATTGGTGAACACCTCACGGGCTTTTGCAACCATATCTTCGGGCAAGTCCTGACCGCAATGTGGGCAAGTGGTTTCGCCATTGTACGACTTTTCGTTTTCGGCGAACCAATCCGAACGCAACTTGTCTTGTTCGTCCTTGATTCGGTCAATCTCTCGTTGATGGTTTGCCATTTCTACACGTCCGGCGTTTATGTCCTTGCGCACTTGCTCAATCTCACGTTCCTTGTCTTTCACCTTGTTTTCAAGGGTTCGGCGTGTTGCGTTGGCTTCAAAGGCTGCATCTTGCGCCTTTGTTTTGGCATCAAATATGATTTGTTGGCATTCCGACTTCAAAGCGTTCACCTTGTTTTGTTTGTTTTGCTCCGCTTCGTACTGACGACGGATTGCGGCGGTAACATCTGCAATCGCCTTGTCGATTTCTGCAATCTCTTTGTCGATGCTTTCAATCTCAACTTCGATTGCGTGGAAATCTTCGTTTTCGGGCTTCATCTTGTGGGTTTGGTCAATCCTTGGTTGGATTTGCGCCAATTCGTCTTTCAATCGCTTCTTTCGTGCCGACAATTCGGCTTTGAAGTCCGCAAGTGATTTGCCACTTACCTTGTCAAGCAAGGCGGCAAATTCGGGCTTTTGTGAAGCAATTTCGGCATCGGTGATTGTTCCGGCAAGCTGAAACAATTGTTCGCGCTGTAACTTCCAACCCATATTGACAAAGAACGCCGGGTTGGTTATCATCTTGAACAAAGAAGAATCAATGATTGCTTCAATGCGTTTGGTGTATTCACCGACATTCACCGGGGTTTCATTCCACCAACATTCGGTGTGATTTCCCTTGAACACTCTTTCGACTTGTCCACGTGGTTTCACCCAATCTTCAACGAATGCACGTTTTAGGGTGATTTCTTCACCATCAACGACAATCACACCCGACACACTACATTCGACATTGTGCAATTCTTCGCCATTGACACGTGTTTTTACTTCGTAATCTTTGCGGTCTTGTGTGTCCTTACCGAAAAGAAGCCAAATGAAAGCATCGAAATGTCTTGACTTACCCATTCCATTTCCGCCCGAAATCGTTGTAACATCGGCGTTGAAATTGGTTGTTCTTTCCTTTTCGCCCTTGAAGTTGCAAAGGGAAAGTGATTTCAAAATTACTTGTTTCATTGTTGCGATATTATTATTTGTTAATACTGTATAATTCCAAAGCAAGGTCGGCATCAACCACGATTATTCGCCCGTGTTGCTTTATTGCCCGGTCAATTCGTCCGCTTGCCTTGATTCGGTTTGCTGTTGTCATACTGCAATTGAAGATTTGGGCAATCCCGGCAATGCCATACACCATTCGTTTTTCGGGCGTTCTCGGGGCTTCTTGTGGCGTTGTCTTTATTGTTTCCAACAACTCCATCAATTCGCCAACCGTAAGGTCAATAATCCTTGTATTTGGGTCAATTCTTATCATTGGCGATTAAATTTCTTCGTCCAAGTCGGGCAAAAGACCTTTGGATTCCCAATGGCGATAAAGCGCATAACAGCAATAACCAATCAGGAAAGCAAGCCCCTTTGTTATAAAGAATACACGAAACCACGTTTCTTCTTCGATTGGTTCACCACACATAATGATAAATGCGATACAACCCAATATGCCCACGATGGACATTCTTACTTGTTTCATTAGTTCACTCTTTTTCATTGTTGCGAAATTTTAATTGTTTGTTTTAAGCTGTGAAATCGACCGTTGCGTTGTCGTTTTCCGATTTTCGTCTTGTGCGAACCGTCCGCACAATTCGGCAAGTGTTGGTGCGTGTCCTGACTGCCACGTTGTCAAAGTCAATCATTTGCGGAATCATCAATAAAAGCATTACCACCGTGATTGCATTACGTTTGAATGGCGACAAGTCAAAGGAAATGTGGAATGTTGTGCAAAACCACCACGCGGATAATTCATTGACTTTGGAACACCCTGTTTTCTCATATATGTTGCGGGTGTGATTTTCCACCGTCCGTTCCGAAACAAAAAGGCGATTTGCAATGTCTTTCTTGCTTGCGCCCCAAGCGAATAATTCTGCAATTTCGGATTCGCGTTTGGTAAGGGTTTTTGCTTTTCCCATATTAAGCCGCGCCCCAAATGTCCTTAATTCCAAATTCGGCAAACACATCTTCGATTGCCTTTACCTCTGACACCTTGGGTTCGACATCGCCTTTCAGTCGGTTAAGGAAAGCCGCCCTTGTCTTGATGTTCAATGCCGCCATCAACTTGTTTCGGCATTCGTGAATGTCGCCGTTCTTAACTTGCGACCACCCTTTGTTGAATGAAAAAAGTTCTTTACTCATATTTTTACAAATTAAAAAATGTGTAATTTTTCGTTCGTTTTTTGCGCTATTTCGCAAAAATGACGTATTTTTGCTATTTGTTTTCGTATTGTTTCGCAATACCTTTGCATTGTTTTAACTTTACGACTGCAAAGATACGGCATATTGTGTGTAAATCCAAACTTTTTCACGCAATTTTTCGTGTTGAATTTTGAATAAAAATATAACGTATTGGATATGAACGATTTGGATATTAAAAAAATTCGTGAAAAGTTGGGTATTTCGCAAGAACAACTTGCCGAAATGGTGGGCGTACACCCAAGAACCGTCCAAAATTGGGAATCGGGTTCGACAATTCCGAAATCAAAACACGCAATTTTGCGTGATTTGGTGTTGAAGCCACAACGATATGCCGGGGGTGGCGAACAAACAAATGTGAACGGAAATAATATCAACGGCAACAATGTAACCGTAACGCCCGGCGATTCGATGGATAAGATTTTGGAAATCCTGTCGATGAAAGAAGCATCGTTGGTGAAAGCCCAAGAACACATCGACAAGTTATTGGAAATTATCGGCAATTTAACGAAAGGAAATATCAATGGTTGAAATCAACGTCAATGACTTTTACGGCAACCCGTCTTATTACTCGGTAATGCCACAAGAAATTTTTGATGCACTCGAATTGGCAAACCTGAATGGTGAACCAATGTGCAAGGTAAGCAAAACACAATTCGATGAAATGATTGTCGAATACAAAAAGAAAATGGAACAATGCAAGGGATAGTTCGCAACATATTATTGATATGCGCTTGTGTATGCGTGTGCGCGTGTACAAAAGACGGTGAAGATGAACCCGAAATTCAATTGTCCGACATTTCGGGCGTGTGGCAACAAACCGCGTTTCTTTGCTCCGATGGGTATTTTGTCCCGGTGTATGGTCTTGATGCAATACATTATGAATTTGTACAAGCTGACAATTCCGGCATTCAAACATATATCCAATACACCTTGAACGAACAAGGGAACAAGGACATCAGCAAGCAAGGAACGTGGGAATATAACCCACAAACCCAATCCGCCCATATTTCCGAACCTCGCGGGTGGAATCTTGACATTCATTTCACATTTGGCGAAAAGAACAATGCGACTTTGGAAATTCAGGGTCGAACACCAAATTCAAGTTCAACGGTAAAAGTAAAAAGATTGACAAAATGAAAAAATCAATAAATCCACAAGCCTTGTCAATCCAACGCCGATTCTTTGAAGCCTTGGAAATGGCAATATCATTGGGGGCTGTTAATGGCTTGAAAGGTTTTTGCGAAACTCACAAGCTGAACCGAACCAAGTATTCGCGCATAAAGAACGACTTGGAAAAGCCGCTTGATGAAATGACATATAAAATGATTGATATTGATGCGTTGGCGGGCATCTGCACGGACTTTGGCGTATCGGCTGAATGGTTGTTGCTTGGACGCGGAAAGATGCTTAAAAACGAAAAATAATGCACATTCAACGCGGAATAAAATTTTTGTTGCACAAACGTGGCAAGGGTGATTCCAAAAACCTTGCAATCCGTATGCGTGTAACCTTGCGCGGGCAAACGCCAATTGATTTCCCAACCGGGCATAATATAGACATCGCCGATTGGGATATGGAAAACCAATGTGCCTTGCCGTCCTGTGAATATGCCACCGACATAAACCGAACCATTGACGAATGGAAATCGGTAATGAACGAAATCTTCGCCCGGTTTGAGCTGTTGGAAAAACGCATTCCAACGCCCGGTGAAGTCAAGGACTTGTTCAACGATATGGTGGGGCGAAAGACCCCGACAAATGCAAGTCTTGCAGACGAACACGACAATTTGTTTCGGGTGTTCGACATCTTCACCGACACAATGGGAAAGCAAAACCAATGGACGGCATCGACATACGAAAAGTTTGCAGCCATACGGCGACACCTGAAAGACTTTGACCCCATCTTGTCTTTCCCTCAAATAGACGATTCCAAGATGCAAGAATACTTCCAATTCCTGAACAAAAAGGAAATGCGGAACACTACCATTGCAAAGCATCTTGCATTCGTGCGTTGGTTCTTGCGTTGGGCGGCAAACAAAGGATATTACAACGGAACTTCACACAACACGTTCAAGCCCAAAATCAAGGGCATTGACGGCAATTCCAAGGAAATAATATATTTGACCCAAGACGAAATCAAGACGTTGGAAAATCACCAATTCTTGCCCACGCAAACATCGCTTGAACGTGTCCGGGACGTGTTCTTGTTTTCGTGCTTTACCGGGCTTCGATACTCGGACGTTGCAAAGCTGAAACGAACCGACATCAAGGACGGGTTCATTGAGGTTGTAACCAAGAAAACGAATGACGGCTTGCGCATTGAATTGAACAAGCATTCACAAGCCATTCTTGACAAATACAAGGATTTCGCCTTTCGTGGCGACTTGGCGTTGCCTGTAATCTCAAACGTCAAGATGAATGAAGCCTTGAAAGTTCTTGGGCAAGTGTGCGGCATTGACGAACCGACACGCATTGTTTATTTTCAGGGAAACCAACGAATGGAACAAGTGTTGCCAAAGTGGGCGTTGCTCACAACCCATTGCGGGCGGCGAACATTTGTTGTTACCGCGTTGCAACTTGGAATCCCAAGTGAAGTGATAATGAAATGGACGGGACATTCAAATTTTTCTGCAATGAAACCTTATGTCAAAATTGTGGACGAACTGAAAGCCCGTGCAATGACAAAATTTGATTCATTCTAACAATGTACACGACCGACACCCCGAAAATATCGGTACACGAATTTGTACACGAATTTGTGGCATTTTCTTGGCATTGTGTGGTATTCTACAATATCGCCAAAATCGCCAATTCCTTTGTTTTCAATGGTGCTTGGTATTGTGTGGCATTGTGCGGATTGGTGGGTTTTAGAGCCTCTCTCTCCGCCAAAATCAGCGTAACTTGTTGTTTTACAACTCGTTATGCTGATTTCCTTTATATACATCGGACGAATTACGGACGATTTTAGGGGTCAGTCCGAAAACTCGGTTGTAATTTTATTAAGTGGATATAGTTTTGTATCTTTACGCCATGAAACAATGGCAAGTATTACAGAC